GCCGTATTACAACTTATTAACACCTATGCGTAAAGTGCAGATTACGGCTACTTACGGGGCAACTACTTACCCTATCTTTTCAGGCTTTATTACTAGCTATACAACTACGACACCTAAAAATGCTAATGACGTAGTTTACACAACTATCCAAGCTGTAGATGCTTTTAGGTTGGCACAAAATGCACAGATCAGTACCGTAGCGGGCACCTCAGCGGGCCAGCTAAGCGGTGCAAGGATTAACGCTTTGTTAGATGCTATTGATTGGCCTGCCTCTATGCGTGACGTGGATGCAGGGCTAACCACAATGCAGGCAGACCCAGGCACAGCCCGCACAAGCCTTGCAGCTATGCAAACTGTAGAGATTAGCGAGTACGGGGCTTTGTATGTAGATGCCGCTGGCTCGTTTGTCTTTCAAGATCGTGCAGTTACGGCTGGTAGTACAGGGGCTACGCCTACAGTATTTAACGATAACGGCACAGATATTAGCTACTTTAATGCGGTGTGGCGCCTTGACGATACCTTGGTTTACAACTCAGCCAGCGTTACCCGCACAGGGGGCACAGCTCAAACGGCCATAAATCAGCCCAGCATAGATAAGTATTTTGTGCATAGCTATAACCAGCAAAACCTGTTAATGGAGACCGATGCCGTAGCCCTAGATTACGCACAGGCATACGTTGCATCTAGGGCTGAGACCAGTATTAGATGCGATGCTATTCAGCTAGACCTTTATACCGATAATTACAACTTAGGCATTATTGCAGCGCTAGACCTGGACTACTTTGACCCTGTAACTATTACAACTAACCAGCCTGGTGGATCAACGCTTACTAAGACTTTGCAGGTGTTTGGCGTAGCTCAAAGCATTACGCCTAACAGCTGGAAAACAACACTTACCACTTTAGAGCCAATTATTGACGGCTTTATATTAGACTCATCCATATACGGTTTGCTTGACAGCGGCGTATTAAGTTATTAAGGAGATAGGACTATGGCAGCTGGATTAGGTTTTAAGACCTTTACTACTGGCGAGGTACTTACGGCAGCTGACACTAACGGCTACCTAATGCAAGGCGTACTAGTGTTTGCCTCAGCGGCAGCGCGAGATGCAGCTATAACCTCACCACAAGAGGGCCAATGCTGTTATCTAAAAGACACCGATGCAGTACTGACCTACTCAGGTGCAGCCTGGGTTGGCTTTGACGATAGCAACGCAATCCAAAATAGCATTGTGGATGCTAAGGGCGATTTAGTAGCAGCTAGTGGGGCAGATACCCCTGCCCGCCTAGCAGTAGGCGCAAACGGCGAGACACTCGTAGCAGATAGTGCCGCCACAACAGGCTTGCGATACAGCGCAACACCAAGTGCAAGCAATCCAGTCTTAAACTCAGCAATGCAAGTATGGCAACGCGGAACTTCTTTTGCAGTATCAGGTTCAGCCTCTTACACCGCAGACCGTTGGCAAGCAGTCTCGGCGGCTTACACCGCAGGTTTGACAGTAAGCCGACAGACAACGAGCGACACAACCAACTTGCCTAATATCCAATACTGCGCCAGAGTGCAGCGAGATTCAGGCAATACTTCAACTGCTGCACGAAACTTGCAACAAAACTTTGAATCAGTTAATTCAATTCCTTTTGCTGGCAAGACAGTTACTCTTTCTTTCTACGCTCGTGCAGGTGCTAACTATTCAGCCGCTTCAAGCGCCTTAGGTGTCCAATGGGTTTGGGGAACAGGCACAGACCAAAACAATTATCTGACAGGTTTTACAGGTGGCACAAATGTTTCAGCCACATTAGGTGTAACGCTAACAACTACTTGGCAACGCTTTACACTAACAGGAACAATCGGGGCAACTGCAACTCAAATCTGTACGCTTTTTTATTTTAGTGGCGTTGGTACTGCTGGCGTTAATGATTATTTTGAGGTAACTGGCGTACAAATGGATATTGGAAGCGTGGCATTACCTTTTAGAACCTATGCCGCTACTATCCAAGGAGAATTAGCCGCTTGTCAGAGGTATTATGAAAAATCATATGACCAAGCAACTGTGCCAGGAACTGCAAATAGTGAAAAGGGTCAAATATTTGCACCTTCTGGAAATGCTGCTAATGGTGTCCAAGTTTGTTCTATCAGATACGCCGTAGTAAAAAGAAGCGTACCTACTATTACATTTTATTCTTACACAGGTGCCACGGCTAAATTATCAGATGCAGGCGGAACGGACCTAGCAGCCAATAGTGCTTTTACAAACAATACTGCCTATGGTGGTAATAGTGGAACGCGCATTTATAATAATAGTGGTGGAACAATTACAGCGGCTTTTGGTGGATATGAGTTCCACTTTGTTGCAGATTCGGAGTTATAAAATGGCTTATACATACGAAATAGTTGAAGACCAATACGGAAAAGTATTAGTTAGAACATCAGATGATGGTGTAATTTCTTTTGTTCCTTCTGACCCAGCCAACTCTGATTACCAACGCTACTTGGCTTGGCTAGAAAATCCTGAGGCGGAACACTTCACACCAATAGTTACAGATGCAGACTAGCTACAACGGCTGGCCAGCATCTAAGGAGCAGGCTGAGATAGGCGTTAAGCCTTTTAAGGTCGAGGGCACAAGCCTTAAAATACGCTGCGCTGAAAAGGTAGCGCCCTTGCTTATTAACTTTGCTAAAGAGTTTAACGAGCTAATAGAGCCAATAGAGGGCGGCACGTTTGATGATTGGGGCTATGCCTACAGAGACGTAAGAGGTGTGGTAGGCAAACTTAGTAATCACGCCAGCGGTACAGCTATAGACCTTAACGCTACAAAGCACCCTTTAGGCAAGGTAGGCACGTTCGAAGCTAGCAAGGTACCGATGATTAGAGCCCTAGCTAAAAAGTACGGGCTAACCTGGGGCGGAGACTGGACTAGAAAAGATGAAATGCACTTTGAAATAGCACTAAGCCCTGAAAAGGTCACGGCTTTAATTACTAAGTTAGGATTACAAAATGCCAACTAGCGCACAGGTAAGCGTAGGCACTACTGCTACATTATTAGTAGCCTCAACAGGCTTTGACCAAACCGTATGGCTACATAACTCAGGCGGTGGCATTGTTTATTTAGGCGATAGTGGAGTAACAACGAGCAACGGCTACAAGCTAGATAATAACGATAAAATGCAGCTTTTGGTAGGTGACCACGAGGGCCTTTATGGCATTACGGCCTCAGGTACTAATACTGTGGACGTACTTAAACAAATCAACTAAGGGCAGAATCGAGCTAATAAATGAAAGAGCAATTTAAGGCCGCGGCCTTGTCCTACTTACGTGCGGCTCTATCGTGCGTGGGTGCGCTGTATCTATCAGGTATTACAGACCCTAAAATCCTAGCTAATGCTTTTCTAGCTGGGCTAATTGGGCCAGTACTTAAAGCTATTGCACCTAATGAAAAGCAATTAGGCGTAGGGGCTAAGTAAGTGTCGCAGGCCCAGGCATACATAGCGGTAGCGTTGGGAATTGCTACCCTTTCAGGGCTTATGGCTGGGCTTGTGCGCCACCTTGTTAAGTATTATCTATCCGAGCTAAAGCCTGACGGCAACGGCGGACATAATCTAGTAGGGCGTGTTGAGCGTATAGAAATCCGCGTGGACAAGATTTACGAATTATTGTTAGAGGACAGATTATCTAAGTAGGGCGTGTCGCGTTGCCTTATGTCGGTGGGTAGGTTCATACTTTAACTACACACGCCGGGAGGGCTACCCGGATAGGTAGCTCATCGGCCTTAACAAAGGGCGAAAGATGAACAGTTTAGATTTAATGGTAGTAGGTATGGTTTGCCTGTTTATGGGCTTATTTATCTACGCAGCTTATGAAATGGGCTACAAAGTAGGCCTGGGTGAAGGTTACCTACGTGGGCGTAATATAGCTAAAGCGCTAAAAGAAGCTGAGGCCAAGCGATGAGTAATTTCTTAGAAGGATACGAGGATGTCAACGCCCGCATTATTAGGGCACGTAAAGAGTTTCCAACTTTGCGCTTAGTTGCATACATAGAGGACATAGATATAACAAAAGGTTATATTCTTGTCAAGGCTGAGGCCTATAAAGAGTACGAGGACCATTTACCTAGCGCGGTTGATTATGCCTTAGAGGTGCGTAGCGATAGAGGCGTAAACCTTCATTTTTGGGTAGAAAACTGTGTGACTTCCGCTTATGGAAGAGTTTTAGGCCTGTTAACACCTGGGGGCATAGCTCGTAGTACTAAACAGGATATGGAAAAGGTAGAAGCTCTTAGCACTAAAGACGTAGCACCTGTTAGCGATGATTTATGGGCTACTACACCTGTAGCACAGACTATAGAGGCAGTTAAAAATGAGCTAGGCGGTATTTACCTACAGGCTAAGCCGGAATGTATTCACGGCGCCCGTGTTTGGCGTGAAGGATTCTCCACCAAGACAAATAAAAAATGGGGTAATTACAGCTGCACAGAAAAGACTAAGGCTACTCAATGCGAGCCAGTTTGGTATATGCAAACCTCTACAGGATGGCAGCCTCAGGTATGAGTAGCCAAATGGAGTTAATCAACCTTAAAGCTATGACGGGTAAACTGTTTATAGATGGTGAAATGGTTGCTGAGTACAAGGTAGAGACTTGCGACAAATGCGCCAGGGTGACACAGCTAGATAAGTTTGGCTATCAAAAAAACTCATATGAAAACATTATATGGTTTTGCAAGGATTGTAGGTAATGACTACCTCTAAATCCGATTGGGATATAGACTTACGCTACGGCCAAGACGGGGAAGAATCCGTACGCCGGCTCCTGACTATGGAAACGGTAGAGGTCAAACGCGATAGGCGCTGGAAAGAGACAGGCAATATATACATAGAGACATCTTGTTATTACGTTAACGAGCGTGGATTCAAGCCTTCAGGCCTATCAGTATCTCAGGCTACGCATTGGGCCTTTGTCCTGGAGGATTTAACGGTAATAGTCTCTAAATCTGACCTCATCAACACCGTAAAAGAGTACGGTAGGAATATAAGCTGCA